ATTACTTTCTTTCTTCAATCTATTGTGCGTTTCTCTAGCAAATCTAGACTCCGTAGACTCAGCTATACCTGGGTACGCTCCCCGTGTAGATGGATCAGCAACTAAATCAAAAGTTACTAATTTAAAGTCTTCATTTACAATTTTATTCCCTGTGTGGTCCTCAGATAAAGTACCCATTCCTCTAGAAGAGATACCAATTTTTACTCCTCCGTTAATAAGAGCTTGTGCTGTAAGACCAGCGGGTGTTCTAAGAATTTCCGCTTCACCAATAACTTCATTCCCGTGCATCTCTAGTTTAGTGAGTAGGTGAGAAGCATTAGAAAGTTTTACAGTTTCATTTTGTGGATGGTCAAGCTCTCCGCATAGGCGTCTTTCTAGAATAAGAGGTTGCAATTTTTTAATTTGTCCCTCTAACACAGAAGTAGGATAAATTCTTCCGTTATTATTAGCTTCCATAGCTCTTTGGAAAGTACCTCTAATCTTCATTACCCCACCTTTAGTACCCTCATTAATAACTTGTAAATTTTCTATAACAAATACGTCTTGTAATAATTGCATTTTATTTTTCCTTATCTAATCTACCGTCAGCGCCACCAATTCCACGTTTTTTTCTGATAGTTCTACTTCCATATTTTTTAGCTAACTTATCAGAACCTGATCCATACCGAAGCATCGTTCGCGCAGCATGCTTTTTAATACTAGGAAAAGAGGCCGAGGGAGTTGCACTTCCTTTAGTGAATCCTTTTGCAATTTTTCCCCTACCACTTTTTGCTCCCCATTTCCCCTTAGAAGTAACATATAATCTACCCGCTGATTTAGTAGACCATATCTGTCCGTAATAACTTTGTCTTAAAGCATCTCTAATACTTTTATAAGTTTTTACTCTTCCTTTTTTTGCTTGAGTTACATCCTTTTTAGCTCCCTCTCTAGATGTATACTTCTTACGTCCCTTAACGCTTCCTCTTTTAGCTTCAACTAGACCATCTATAGCTTCAACTACATTCATCTCTGCCGCCTTCTCCTACTAAGAGCATCTTTAAATATTCCTCTAGAGCCTCTTTTATAATTACTAGGTAGTGTAGGTGGAGTAGCGGAGGGATAACCCTTCTGTGGCCTGAGTTTACTACCCCTACCAGGACCTCCCAAATTTACTCCAATCTGACCTGTGCTTGTAGTTCCCATTGTCATTTCAGATAAAAGTTCTTTTACCTCTCTGAGTAAGACTACTAATTCATTTACTGTGCCCTCAGAAATTAATAATGAATTATTTTCCTGGGGCTCTTCTAAATGAACCACTTCCTTCTCTTCAGGTTCAGGTAATACCTCTTCCTGTAGTGAAGGTACAAACTTCCCTCCCAAAACCTCCTGCATAAAAGAATTAGGAACTTTTACATTCCTGATATCTTTTCCCGCAGGGGCAGCTTGGGGGGTGTTGGTTGCCATAGAAGGAGAAACTGCTTTCCCTTCCTGGATATCCTGCACCTCACCTAGAATTAAACTTTCGGCAAAATCTGAAATGCTTTTCATGAGAAAAGGAGTGATATTACTCTTCTTCGATATCTCCAAGAAGGAGATCAACTAGAGCAGTATCAATTACCTCTTCTACATCTTCGTCGCCTTCATTAATAGAAGAGAGACGCTCAACAAGACCTAGAACCACATCGAGGTGCTCAACGAGTCTTTCCTCATCAATGGGATCCGTAAGCTCGCAGGTACATAGAGGGCACACATGAATTGTTTCCTCTACACGCTCCTCCGTACCCTCATCTACCTCAGAAGGAGTACCCTCTTCATTGACTACCGCAGCTTCCTTCCTGGCTTCGGATAGAACTACGCCTACTTTATTCCATGCAGCCGATTCCATGACCTTCTCACGGAACTCATCAGTAATTTTAAAATTATCCATAATATTTTTATCCTTGATTAATAATCGAGATTCTTTATCTCTACAGGTATTTAGCGCCCCATCCAATATAAACCGTTTTTATTTTCTTTTTTGTAGCGTTCTCTCTATTTGCGAGCATTAGCAGCTTTATTTCTATCTGCGGGTGAAGAAGCACCGAATGTGGAGGAGTAAAGTTTGGTAGTAGCAGGGAAAACTTTAACATCTCTGATTAAACCTGCTCGTATTTGCGGCCACCAGATGTTGATATTTTCTAAAACCACCCCTTTATTATATTCCATACCTGATAGTCTAAAAAATACATCTGATTTATTTAACCCAAAACCGATCCCTTGACGCTCTAAAACATAATTACTATATAAGTCCTCTATTATTTCTTTACATATTCTAAATGTATCCTTAGTCCTAGGAGGCTCCGTTTCTCCACCCAACCCAGGCTTATATCCTTGCGTGTATATCTTACTATCGGGATTCAATGACACGTATCTAGCTTGTCCATTAGATATATCACCTAGGAACCCTGGGACATCGTTACTAAGAGCAAATTTTATATTTAGAAAATTATTAGGATCAGTTCTAGAAGATTTAGTCATAAACGGAACAGTGTTTAAATGTCTGTAAACGATATTACTACCTATACTTGTTATTTTAGATTTTGCCCCAAAAGTAAGAAACTCTTCTCTAGTAGTAGGAAAAATTATATAATATCGTGGTACTTGCCTAGCAAAAATAGGTCTCCTCTTAAATGTTTTAGGAGCATCATCTAAAAAATCTTGCCTACTTACAGTAAATTTACCTGTTGAGGTAATGTAGTTCATCATTACATCATCATGATGAATAGACTGTACTGCATAGTTAGCTGTATATCTAACTAGGTCCTCAACCTCACGTAACCCGTCTGTAGTAGTATGATCTACTATCTCATATCTTGCAGTTGTTGTACTTAAATAAGGAGCGCGGGAGTGGGGAGCAAGAGTATCTATTGAGCTTAGAATTAATTTAGCAAAGTAGAACTTCTCCCATGGAGATTCCCCATTTAAATTTAGTGAATAATTGTACTCTAAATTATCGCTATATTCTGCGGAGACTGAGATAGTTTGCTCTCCTGTTCCCCCCAAGAGCATTTCTATTTGCCGAAGATAGTTTGGATCAACAATATATGCATGGTCTATTTCGCTGTTTAGGAAAATCTTACTTGTGTTTCCCCCTACTGTTATATTAATATAATCTCCATCCTGCGCTTCTAAATTAGCTCTATCAACAACAATATTATTATCCCCAATAAAGTATTCTTTTACCGTGCCACCGATAGAAATAGGAAGACTTTTATTTAAATCTGTTGCCAGGGAGTGTGTTAATTTAGCAATTTCATGCTGGCGTCCGCTACTATTAGCGGGGTCTAAGGGAATCTTATGTCTATCTAATAAATTTAGAGCAGCTACAAAGTTAACCGTTGTTGATCTACTAGGTAGAATCCTCATAGCTTTTTGAGGTTGTTTTGATAAATTCTCATAAGAGGTAACACTCATTGTATCAATAGTTCCGTCAACTAATCTAGTCCGAATGATCCCTGCAATTTCACTAGAGCTTAAAAGTGTACCGTCAAAATATTTTATTTTTCGAAGAATATTTCTAAATTTTGGATTGAGACTTCTAATGATATTATCATTTGTTAAATCAAAGACGGTATACTATCAATACTTGGATGTATTTTTACTCCAAAAATAGGGTCATTACGTTTTGGATTTCGTATAAAGGCTGCATTTCTATTTGAAATAGATGGGTCCACCATTAAACGAGGATCAATCAATCCTGTTGGAGCCTTAGATCTAATGTATGCTTCAATTCTAGGATCAGTTAAGTTTAAAATAGAGCCTCCCCTCCCGCGTATAATTAATTTTCCCACATTGGGAAACATCTTTCCCCCAGTCAGGTTAGGAGTGGGAGGTTCTTCAGATCCTGATTCTGATTCAGATTCAGATTCAGATTCTGATTCTGACTGTGAAGAACTACAGTCCTCCTCCTCCCAAGCAGTTAAAATTACATTCTTACAACAGCGGTTGGATGCACCACCTCCAGGAAAAGGAGTGCCTCCATCAGAATCTTGACAACACAAATTATCGGAGTCAGAGTCGGACGGGCAATCTTGGTGTGCAGGAGTTTGACTATAACCGCCCCCATCGTTCATGCTCATGGTAATAGCTTCGTTAAACGCATCAATATAATCCTGACTATCAGGAACCCCATCAGCCTCATTTTCACAATTTTGTTCAAAAATCCATCGTTTGAAAATACACCCTGGTTCCCCTGTCTCAGTGTAACTGATCAATTCTCCTATTGCACACCTACAATATGTAGGAGGGGGTTCTGATTCAGATTCGGATTCAGATTCGGATTCAGATTCAGATTCAGACTCGGATGATGATGACTCGGATTCAGACTCTGACTCGGATGATGAGCCGTTTCCAGGTGGAGGGGTATCCTCTGAAGAGGAACTCGATCCAGTGCCAGGACCAGGCCCGCCGCCTCCTCCATCTGGGCCTGGTTGCCCCCCCATTCCAGGCAAAGGATAATCAGGAAAGTTTCCTAAGGAGCCTGTTCCAGGTAAAAGTTGTCCGCATTCAAAACCCATTTCTTACGCGCCATTTAGAGTAATAGTAGGATCATTGTTATTTAAATTAGTGTATAAGAAGGCAGCATCATCTACCCCCACGGCTGTCATTTTCCACGAAACAGTAGGTAGACTACACTTACCTACTCTAGGATTTCCCATATAGCCCCCTATACCATCTTCTGAAGGACGCATTTTGTCAGTATTACTCTCAAGAATATCCTGAACAGGAACCAAGAAACCGCCAGCATATGCTTCTGATGCATAATCAGTTGTTCGTTCTGTATATATTACACCATCTGTCCCTTCTATAGGAACTTGAATATGATACCTCGATATTGGCCCCCACCGCGCATTTATTTCGTCACCATTCCAAGCGTAATAAATAATAAAATAATCCTTCCCCTTCTCTACCCAACAACCAAAATAAGTTCCTGCTTTAGCCCAATCAACAGAGTTACTTTGTGACCGCGCACCATTATAATTTTGTCCTACACAATTAACAAGTTCCACATCTATCGAATAATCTAACAACCAACTAGGTTTAATAAAATTAATTCTTTTCTTACAATAATTAAAGAATGTTCTTGAAATTATGTCTGTGGGTCCGTTTTCGGTGTTAAATGTATTTTTTAATCTAGCCCCTGAGTAACCTGCCGCTGCACGACCAGATATAGAACCACCAACTATAGAGGGATCTCCGTCCTCACCAAATCCGAATGCGTGTCGTAAAGACATATATGGAGTGGTATAGTCAACAGGATAGTATCCTACATCTGTAAGATTATTTTCTGCCATACTTGTCCACTCTCCAATCTCCCAGTCGGGGTAATCGGGAACATTATCAATATCACCTCCTCCGAAATGATACTTATTGGCTAAAGTATTTCTAACTACTGGATTTGTAGCCCCTATATTTAAATCAGACCCAGTAATAGGATCTCTGGGTTCTTCACTTGAGTTTTTAAACTCAAAATCGTATAGCGCCCCCTCAGGCCCAAAATTCCATCCTCCAAATATATACCCTGCTGCTACAGTTCGGGTTGTATGTACGGACGGGGCTGATTGTTCTATTTGAGTAGTAAAATAATTAAATAAATTCTTAGACCTGTTCTCCATTAGAGATAAACTGCAAACAGGGTTAGCTAGAGATATTTGAGGTACAGCCGCAGCAATTCCGGCTCTCTCATTATAAGATAATTCCGCAGTTCTAAAAAGTGGTCTAATATCAATAATATCTGTAGTAGCTACTAAACTAGAATCTGCTTGTACCCACACATATGCTACAGGTAAAATAGATTGACCCACCAATTCTATAGCACTATCAACAAGGCGTTCCTCAATAAGAGGAGCAATATTTAAAATATCATCAGGAGAAGGGAAGGAACCTCTAATATCATACGCTATGTCATTAGCTGATGTAGATGTAAATCCTAGGTTAGTATCGTTAACATCACCAGGCGCAGCCAGTATTTGGGTATTACCCGCAGAGTCTGTGGCCCTTACATGCCAATACTGATTTATATTAGTTATTGGGTCATACTTCATTTTAATTCCTGCACCACGCACAATACCTAATATAGGAGTGGTAGTACCGTGTATAGCAGTTCCTTGAACGTATTTTATACCACTAGCATCTACAGGTTTACTATAAATAAAGACCATATCAATCCTACTTTGTACTCCAGCAACAGATTGCTCGTTGCCATCTTCGTCAATATAATCAAAATCTGTAGAATCAAATAGAGGAACCTGAACAGTAATCTCATCAGGTACATCTACTATTGCATTTCTTGTTATTCCCCTCCACCTTTTTATCAATTGGTTTTCTGTAAATCACTCTGAGCCCACAATAAAGCTTCAGTAGCTATCAGAGGAAGACGATGTACCTCATGAAGGGCTGGATTTTCCGGGCCCATGTAGGTCAACCGTCCACCTGAGATTGCATAGGGCACCCCACTCCCATCAATGGGCATCCCTGCCCCCCTAGTGGGCCATGTAAACACGCGCTCGACTAGACCTGTCATACCCAAAGCATCTTGTGCTAAATTACTTTTAAATTTTTCTAAAGAATTATATAGTATGGTATTCCAACTAGGATCTTCGTGGTCAGGCCAAGATCCAGGACTCCCCATAGCGGCTTCCCAAGCAGAAACTCTATGCATATATTCAGGAAAGGTATTAGGACCCCCTCCTCCTGTACCCCAACCCTGGCCGCCAATCCCGAATACTTTATTCAAAAATTGGAGAGGTTCCTTAGTGGAAGCGTCATTAATTCTAGCGGTAAACCTTCCTGGTTTTACTCTAAGAACTCTATCTCCTCCATTTGCGTAAGGGCGAAGTTCATCTAAATCCCCTCTCTTCACCCCTAATGAACCCTGCGTACTTTTAGTAAGCTGATCCTTTAGCCATAGACAGTTTTCCTGTAACTGCTTAAGAGGGATGTTATCCACTTCAAAATAGTAAGGATCATTCGCTTTAAAATAACGAAGAGGATCAGTAAACCTAAAAACACTATCTCCATAAATCGGTTCAGCCATTAGTTATCTCTCTTTAAATCAAATATGTTAGCAGATTTAAATCCCTGCGTTGCTAAAACATCACCTTCATAAGCTTCTGCCCCTTGGTTGGCTGCTGAGTCAGATCTAGCTCGATAAAGAGTTACTTTACGCGGCTTCCCTGACATTCCTAATGAGGCATTCTTAGCATTAGCAAAAGTGTTAGCAGCCGATTCATCCAACATACATTGAGTTGGATTATCTTCCACAAATTCACTACAGTAATAGAAGCCGGAAGTCCATAATTTATCAAATACTCGACAACCTTGTGAATCTATACTAAGTTTTAATAGATTGGGATAAAATGAACTCGCATTCAGATACCCCTCAGGAACTACTGCCGATAAGTTAGCTGACATATTATATCCCTGAGCAAAGACCTGATACGCGGGTCCTACCACACCCGAAAAAGTTCTCCCTGCGACAACATTATAACTTCCATGAAGCCAGCCACTCATATCATTCTGCAATAATTTTACTTCAGATTTAGGCGAGAAATATAATCTAAATACTCCCTGATTCTTATAAGACTCAATACCTGCCCCAAAGATTCCTGGGCTTACTCTACCGAAAGTATCTGAACCTCCCCCCGAGACCGCTATACCTGCATCTGTTGCGAAGGAAGGATCTAAAGTACCTCCCCCTCCACCCGCACCCACTGCACCGTCCCCAGCCCAACCCCCCAAACCGATTCGTTTAAAGGGCATATTAATAGTAGTACCAGAAGTAATTGCCCACACAGAACTCCCAGCCCCAAAAGCATCAAGTACACTCAAGACACCTGTATCTGGGGTCGAAGAAGGGGCACCAGAGGCTGGAGTTTCTCCAGTTCCAACAACAGGGGGGCCAGTATCCACATCCTGCGCCGACGCCCATACCGCGCTAGGACCGTGATAGCCAACATCAGCAGGATACATTCCACTTACACTACAATAAGCTGCATTTAATCTAGAAGTATCAGCAATATTCCAAATCATTAACCTATCACATTCAGTTGCACTAACATCGTAATAAGGTCCGTCCAAAGGACTAGTGTTAGTTCCTACAGGGAAGCAAACATTTGTAACATTTACAACACTATCTTCAACGGCTCTAACACATACTCCACCATAAGAAGCTTGAGCCATAGCAGCAGCCCACCCCCCTCCATTAATGAACCAATCATTACTAATTAAAAACTGATTACCGTTAGTCTTAAATGTAAAAATAGGAGTGGCTTGAGCCGTAGTATCAATAGCAAGTAGTATTAAACTATCAGTTTTGGCCTGCGTTACTGCTTGCGAATTTTGAGGATTAGGGAAGAATTGTAGGGAACCGTACCCAATAGTAGCACTTAGACCATCACTATCGGCTCCATATGTTTGCCGATAATCTGTCCCCGCAGTTAAAGCCGTAACTCCCTGAGCACTCCTAGTCCAGTAGTTATCAAATGATCCTAAGTTCTCTAGATTAATAGTAGAATTTTTATTGGCTACTAAACAAGCTCTGGTTGAATGAAGTTCAACGGAAGTCTGATTCAACGCGGCACTTAAATCAAAAGAACTAGAGTCTGCAAGAAAGGAATTCCCTATGCGTGGAGGAGTGATATTTATTGTAGAATTATTATTAGCTAAAACATCTACTCCAAATCTCCCAATAAATGTAGGACCATGAAATCCTACTGTGGAATTATTATCAGCATATACTCCTGCTACGTAGTGTTGTGTAGCATAAGAATCAGGACCTAAAATAAATGTAGCACCCTCTTTTGTTCCATAAAAATCTACATCTGAATTTTTATCTACAACGATTCCTAAACCATACTGAGGCATATTACTAAGCATATGAGTAGGAGCGCGAGTAAGGAATTTTAAATTTAGAAAATCAGCTTGTGAATTATGAGAAACAGAAATTGCAGGTAAAGCAGGTTGAGGTAAGCCCGCCTCTCTCCCCACCGCAGAGACAATAAAAGTATTTCCATATAGTTCAGGAATATGATTTCTCTTTTTGAATGTAAATGTACTTTGATTTTCTAAATTTATATGTTGACCGTTTCCTGAAAAATCAAGTTGTCTACGAGAACTCTGTTCAAAACCCTCAACATTAGAATCCCAAATAGCAGTAGAGTTATTACTAGCAAATCCTTTTCCATTATTTCTTCCTACACAAAGCTGCTCATACCTCATATAAGAATTATTTAGCTGAATCCCGTCTTCATTCTCATATACATCTAATAAACCTTTTAAATCTATATGCGAATTATTAGCCTGTAATCCGTAGCCTGTATTCAATTCTAGAGCTACAGTTCCTCCACTCTCCTCCTGCCCTGCGAAGGACCTTTGGAACCCTCCAGTAAGCCTGGAGTTATCTAGCTTCATTCCTATATAATTTCTGGAAGCACAAATTACTACATCATTCCCAGAAGATTCCCAATTACCTCCATTACCGTACCTCCATTGATTTTCACTAGTTGCTCCAATTAAGGCACTAATTGATACATCACTATTTATAGCATGAAATCCAACTCCTTTTTCAGGAACCCTGCCTGTGGTAGAAGATAAATCATAGGCTCTATATGCAAAAGCTGATCTTGATAACATTACTTTTGAGTTATTAAATTTAAACCCTGCGTCCCTACATCTAACAGCCCCACAGTTTTCTAACACTACATCTGAATTAACAATATGAATGCCTACTTCCTGACCTGAATTAGCTGCTTGGCTTGATCCATCAACTATAAAATTTCTTATATAAATAGGGCCGTCGCAATTTTGCACACTTATCTTACTACAGTTGTTCATGTACATGCCCCCACTTACTTTATCTAATACATCAGCGGAATTTCGCTGTAAAAGATCACCAGGAATATACGGATCAGCAGCACTTACATCGGCAACTCCCATAGAATCATCATTTGATCCAATGGCTGCGGCTCTCTTCTCGTAGGGTCTAACTTTAAAATTAAAATTAGTTGTAGGACTAAACACAGTACTCTCGTAAAGACTAACTGCTAACGGACTTCTTCTTAAAGTAGAATCTATATAGTAAAATGAATTTATAGCACTAGCTCTAGGTTCTCCATCTGTTCTAAATACGGTCGAATTTTTAGGCCCAAAAACAGGTGTAGCAATATGAACTCCCGAAGTACGCACCCCTCCCCATGTAGATGTATTAGTAAGACCAGAACATAAAATAGCACTTAAGTTAGCGTCCGCAATTTGAGTCAGGATAGCATGCGATTGGTTGTGCGTCATGTTAGCAGGGCTAACTTTTGATGTGACCGTTGCAGAACCATTTAAGGATCTTCCGTATGCTCTATTTATAATTTCAATAGAGCCTCCTTCTTCCATTCGAAAATTATGTAGCTCTAAAGGACCCATATTTCCAAAATTACAAACCTCAATTAAGACAGGAAAACGAACAACCTTTGGGATAGCAGCAATGCAGGAACTAACACTAGTAAAGATAGTTGAATTTGCTTGAAGAGTAGCTGTAGGCGTATCAGCCGACACAGTTAATGCAAGCCCAGTAATTGAAGAAGTGGGAAATCCTCCATGCTCCCACATTTCATAAGTACGTTCTTCTAAATCATAGAGAGGTAGGTTATCTTGTTCCCAATTATAGAATGAACTAGTATCAAACTTGGACACATAAGGAGTCCAAGAATTATATAACATTACGCTGCCGCTGCTTGTATAAATATCGTTCCGATTAAATACCATTAGAAATTAAGTGTCCATCTGAAAATTAAACTAAAATCATTAGTTTTTCGAATAATACTAAAAGCTCTATAAGCCACTAAAAGAGAAGCATTGACCGTAGCCCCCCTAGGATTCTTCATAAATAAACCTACTTCATTTAAATATTCATCCTCCCCACTCTGTCCCGCTAAACCATTACAAGATTCCTCATCTACTACTAGGGTATATCTCACAGCATTATCTCCTATTCTTGTAACTTTATTTGCAGGAATAAGAGCAAATGCTGATGGAGTCAAATCTATATTACCTACGATTTGAGTACATTCTTCAATAAATAAATTACTACCATTTCCATACTCAGAATAATTTAAGCCCCCTGACAACGAATTAGTTGTACTTAGCTCTAGGGAGGTAGCCCCCGATACTCCTACTTGAAATCTATCTATTTGATAGTCCGTAATGACATTTGAACCGGATCCTGTAAATAAATAGGCTAATCCTACACCCATTCCTGATACGATAACATTATGATCATCAAATACTATCTCTTCTTCACCGTCATTATATTTTTTAATGATGGTTAAATGTCCATTAATCCCTAAATCATCTATAAAATTTCTCATAGGAAGTGTATTCTCCACTTAATTAAACAATCTCCATAATTTATACAACCTGCATCAACCCCTGAATCTGTCACTCTAGCTATATTTCTACTAAATGATTTCACAGCAAACAATCTATACTTTCTAGGATTATTTAGGGTATCAAACGAATAAGGAGGAGTATTTCCTGCAAGAAGAGATTTATCCATATCTATTGTCCATAATCCCATATTATATATACCCCCGTACAAATTAGCTCCACCTAAATCTCCTGCACCTATAGTAACGGAATATTCGACTGTTCCAGAATTACCCGTGTCGGTTCCTCCTGACACGCATAAACCACTAGTTGTACTACTCATTAAATATGCGTCTGCATGATTTGGGGATGCGGACATAATCATATTTACAAAACCAGAAGTATCCATAGAACTGGCTGCATTAAACATTCCATTGTATGTACCTGAATAGGCTACATCCTCAGGAGCGGATAGAGATGTTCCACTAAATGCGGAAAAATCAGTTCCCCCCACCGATCCGGGTGCCGTTGAGCCCCCACTTCCCTCAGGCCAGCATCCTAAAATAGCCCCCCCGACAGCCGATAAAGAAGATAAAGCAGTATTAATAAATACAGCATGATGATATGCCGAAGGTATTAAATTTAAATTTTGTCCGTTTCCAGGTACTATAGAACTTAAAGCTATACCACTAACAACTGCTGATACATCGCTGCTTACTTCTAAAGTAGGAAGGTTGGGGTCAGAATAATGAGGAAGAAGACTAGTGGGAGAATAAGAACTTACGGTGAGAGCCTCAGCAATCCCAGGTTCTCTATGTCGAATTACATCTATAACTGAAGAGGTGCCCCCAAATACGGAAGAAAGTAGATAAACTTTAGGCTCTGTATAAATATGAGCATTTTTCATGTACGCACTTTGCGCTGTTCCAAACGATACAGCCTGAATAGTATAATTAGAGGAGTCTAAAATAGAAGAAGTAGCATGATCAGGCACCCCCGATAGGGAGGGGGAGACTGTCATAATATCAGCTAATAAAGAACCTGCCCCATTTACAAGAAGATTTGTCTCTTCGTAAATAAGCTTGTCTTTATAATATACTCCTACTGATCCTCTCATTTAATTATCCACTATTATGTTTTCAAAACTATTATTTCCTCGTTTAGTACTTCCATCTCCCCACAAGGGATGTATACGATAATTTAATCTACTACCCCCAGCAGGCCCTAAATCATTGCCATATAAAATACCATATGTGTCATTCGCATTTGGACCTATTCTGAAATCTCTACTAGCCAAGCTAGTTTTATACAATCCGTATCCTTTACCTGCCAATCCAGTAAAGAATTTTAAAACAGTCCTTACTTGTTCTTTATTTAAATACAGTTTATCTTCCTTTACAAATTTCCTTAAAGGTATTCCACTTGTTTGAATTCCATGATCTGTTCCTAACCCTGCATTGTCTCGCTGTGTACTATCCTCTAAAGAAATAGAATCAATCAACAAATACTTGCCTGGATTAGTGGGAGGTAAGAAAAATATTTCTACATAGTAATTAGTATCATCTCTATTCACCGTCTGTTCAAATCTATAATATTCCTCAGGTACGGGGATAATCTTTAAGTATTCATAATTATTATAGATAGTATAATTTCGAGTATCAAAATTTAATTCATAAGTCTCAAAATATCCTTCCAAAATATTATTTAATGAAACATTATTAATTACCGACTCCTGAGTAGATTCGCTAGTATTTCCTAAACAATAAATTACCTCTTCTTCTGTAGATTCTGTAGTCTTGAGATCGTATGTGTGGATATGTGCGTATGAACCTAAGACTGTGGGTAAACTTATATTAGTAGCGTTATGTAATGTCCACTTTCCTTCAGGCGTCCAAGACCACATTGCACCACTAGGAGCAGAAGCATCATAAATAGGATTAGTATGAATCCACACTCCTAATTGGCCTCCTCCCAATATTGGCGAATTTTCTTCAGCTACTAAAGCTTTAATTTTCAGTTTGAATTTATGATCCTTGATGAAATAATTTCTTCTCTTCCCATAAGCTGATAAATCAAAACGTAATCTAGGAAATCCCCCTGCGGTTTTGCATTTAATAATTGTATTATCTATTAAATAATTTTCGGCTCCAGGAACTTTAAAACTTGGATCAGCTTTAAATACATAGAACGCATTCTCGGATGGAGAACCTGACGTATCACAGAATTCCACACCACTTAGAATATGTGGATTTCTAAACTCAGCATTGTATACCGCTTCTTGTATAAATTGCGTACCTGATAAAGGAACTACTAAATCTCCTGTTGCACTGGCGATATAAGTACCTGATGCTGGTAGATCATTACTTCCATCACTATATGCTGCTACAGCACATGTACTAAAAACTCCAGAGCCAGCGTTTTGATTTATTGCAAGTCCTGAAGCAAAGCTAGAGGCAACATAATCCCCTGCCGTTGTTTCTACCGCAGAACCCTCGACAGAAAAGTTATCATTATATAACCCATCTCCAAAAACTTGTCCAAAAATATTCCCCCCAGTATCATCCGTATCATTTCTACTCAAAAAATGTCTTTTAAAATAATGTGCATAATCTTTGTATAATTTTTGAATACCAATACCGAAACTAAAATTTCTATACTCGGTATCTGAATTAAAAACATACCCACTAGCTATAGCACTATTGGCATAACTCTGAATTTCATTTTTCCAGTAGGTATCCACAGTAATAGAAGAAACTGTTCTAGCTAAATCGCGGGCTTTCTCTTCCAATAACTCATGCATTACAATATAAATATGGGGGGTTTGACCTCGATCTACATAACGTGCTGTAGAGACTTCAATTTCATCCCACTTAGCATTAGAACCAAGAACTCTTAGTCCCCTATAAGGGAATGTAGCACTTGTATAAATAGCTGAGAATGAACGAGTGGAACTTAGACCCTCACATTTATCCCACACCCCTGAGGGATTTATTGGATCTACAATAGGAAAAAACTTACCTGCGGAAGCCACATATCCCAGAGTAAATTCTCCTACAGAAGAAGGCATAGAATATTCCAAGGTGGATGGATCCCAACTATTAGGAGCATTAAATCCTGTTCGATGATAATATCCCTCTGTGGGCAAAGTATAGCGAAAATTACGTCTTCGCAACGCTGTCCGTGATACTGAGCTTAAATCAGCAACAATAGGAGTCTTCTTATTAAAGAGTACGTCCCCTACGATATTATCTACATCAGCCCGTTTAAAAGTATTTAAACCCCCTCTACCAGCATCCCCATCTAAATTGGAGTCCCCACCCCCAGCGGTTAGTATAGCTCCCATATCCAAACCGCTCCATTCAAAGCCAGCTAAGACAGAAGCACTTGTATAACTTACTCTCGTATCATCTTTATCAAACCCTAAATAACTCCAACGTGTACTAGAATAATCCGCATAGTCCATAGCACTAGCATTTAAATTGATTCTAGCTATGGTGTGAGCGGGCGAAAAATTAGTTGCTACCCTAGAAGCTTCATATAAAGCATACTTAGAGTCTCCATCCAACGTAGTTTTAGCAAAATCAAAATCTGTATTATCAAAATCAATAAATATATGAGATGATTTTCCATTCCACAAACTCAAAAGATTATTATGAGATTCTGATATATTATATAATACATTATCATAATTAGGAGGAGTTTGTACTGCACTAAAGAACATCAAAAATTCATTAAGACTCCCTAAGTTTGTGTCAGTATTAATTCCTGCACTCAGGATAAAATCTTCTACATCAGTACAAAATTCTCTCCTTACTCCAAAACAAGCCAACTTTTCTTTAAGGTAAGCAGCTAACGCAGGGGTAAGAGAACTGTCTCTATAATATTTTATCTGTTCAAATGGGGGGAGAGGATAATTAGTATAGGTTCTATAATTAAATAAGAACTCTAAATCACCCGTGGCTGATAAGTAAATGGGTTCCTCACCTCCCTGAGGATGCTCTAAAGCTGCCATATACACACCAGTCCCTAAAGGACCATCACAATGGGCCGCATTCCATGCATCACCTTTTCCCAATATCATAGCTTCCCGTTTAAAGACCTGATACCCAGGACTATCTACAGAATGCATATGAAAAGGTTTCATATGAGATTCATTAATTATAGTATAAACACTAGAGGGGCACCCTCTATCATCCAGCGTATACATCCTATTTACAGGAAATTTTTCTCCAAGATACAGAAAGTTATCAGGAAATTTCTTATATAAATCTAAGATGATTGAGTCGGTTACAATTTTTAAATTTTCTTCTATACTACTAGGATTGTAATAGTAAACTCCTGCGTCTGTGGCTAATCCTTGTGTCCAAGTAGTTAAATCCCGGAAGTAGGGAGACTCTGTACCTAAACTATACCAAATAAGGAAGGGTATATACGATTCCCATAATTCTGCTACACGCCCCGAAACATCTAAAACAGAGTTAGTTACGAGAGTATTCAAAGCGTATTGAATTGAATCTAATGTTCCTTTTCTCTTGTATAAATCTACTGCTGTTCGTAGTTGGTGTCTCCACTTAGAGGTAGAGGCTCCATACAATTTCCATCCAATTAGGTCTGCAAGAAATTGTAAATATTCCTCAGGACAATTTTCAATATCATACAACAATCCTATTGATTCAATTTGTTCGGTAATATCAGCCGCTTGAAACCCAAAAGCATCAATAAATTTTCTAAAAGGACCCTTAGATACAAGATCGGTTAATGAAAGCGCAGCGTCAATATAATCATTAAAAGCTTGCTGTACTTTAAAATCCTGTTGATCCATATAAGCAGGCGAATAGATTACATCTAACCAAGTTAATAAGTTATCTAATTTTTGAGTTCCACTTGTCCATGTAGCTACAACCCCAGCACTAGGAGTAAGAATAGAATCGGCTGCTCCTGATACAAAGTCTGCTGGAATAAGACTTAGATTAGTGAAAGTAGTACATGTAGAGTAATTTTTCCACAAGTAGGTGTCAAAGCCTCTAATTCCATCGACAGTAGTTAGACTCTTTCCTAAATATAATGTGTTTAATGATTCTAGTACAAAACTAGAGGGGCTATATGTTAAACCCCCGTCCGCTGATGTATTCAAAAAGTACATCCAACCTAAAGTGTCCACCAAATAATTATGAACGCTACTGGGATTATTATCAGTAGTTAGAGCAGATAGTGTAGAAATATTTTGGCGTAAAGCTCCAGGCTCCGATCCAGTAGCCAGAATTATTTGGGGCAATAAAGTTCCAGATAAATAAGTATTGTACTCTCCGCTTGTATTAAAATCCTTAAAAGAAAGTCCCAAAGGTAAAAGTATTTTAGTTTCAAAACTGTAAGGCGTAATATTGGTAAGATTATTTTGTTTAATAAAAAATTGAGAGATACCTGAAATATTATTTAAACTAGAAGTTTGCGAATTAGCTACAGCCGAGATGGATAGTACCTGGGAGATATTATTAGCCGCTACTAAATGAGTATTTATAATTCTTGAAGCTGGATTTATCTCTCTCCCACTCAATGCTAAATCTTCCTCCTGGTATACTCCAGGAGTAATCAATTCAATTAACTCAACAAAATTTCTTTTTGTATAAGTTCGTGGGTTGGGAGTAAATTTACTTTTCATTATTCAAGTAAACTCACATTCACCGTTAAATTATTCAATTGAATAATTTCATTTTCATCTACTAAGATATTATGCACTAAATTATCTATCTCAGAATACCGAATTTCATTAACTTCAAAAATTTGTCTGTTTAATTCGGCTATTATTAAGGGCTCTCCAAATCTTCTATTATCAATACTCATATAGTTCAATATTTTATTTCTGGCTAATCCAATAATCTGAGACTCTCTCGCTTCATCCTCTTTATCAATAAATATAGTAACTACTAAATCTAATGTTCTAATTAAGCCATCAACTGCAAACACTTCGTCTGTAGCCATTTTAACCCTATTAATAGCATCCAATAATTGAATTTTAAATGTAGGACTAGCTTTTTGTAATTGAATATCGGAAGCCTTTTCCAACACATAGATATCAATAATATTTGCAGAAGAATAAGCATCCCTAGTAACAGCTACTGCTTTGCCTACTGTTCCAAAAGTACTTATGAATGTATTAGCAAAGACTGTGTAATCATTTAAAGTAACCACTCTGTCCTGTCGAGCAAAAGTTAAGGGAGCCCATTGTTTGGCGTGGGCCATAGTTTCAGCGTTTGCTCCCCCTGTTGCAACACTTGTGTTGGTAATAGTTCCAGGTCTAGCGTCTGTTCCTCCTATATTAGTTGTGGCTTGTATAGCAGCATTGATTACATCTGGATTTAAATTTCCTCTTGATCCCCCACCTACTCGATAATGAACCAAATAGGCGTCTGTATCAGTTGGAGAAATACCTACAGTGCCGTCTCCAAATAAAACAGTTCCTTGATAGTCATCGTCATAGAGTACCTCAAAAATTCTGTCTGTAGTTCCAGAAGCAAAATAAATATTCTCTACCTTTCGATACGCACCGGAGACATTTGCATCAACCGAATTAATAAACACTTCAACACTTCCATCAACTACAGGAGCCTGCGTTAATTTTATTGTTTTAATAGCTTCCGTAGCCGCAAAACCTCCACTATCTGTAACTAGTACTCCTTCCTGTAACACTAAATTAGTGTACACCGTATCTGTTTCTGGATTATCACTTTCCGTACTATATAGACGCATATCTCCTCTGGAATTTATCAGATCAATAATTCCATTCACTACCTTGTACAAAGTATATGTAACACTTCCTCCATCTTGGGGGGACTCAATAGTGACAACTCTATTAGAGGGAGTTATCGTATAATATGCATTCCCACCTATATTCACAGGAGGATCATCAAAAGTTATAGAAGCATCCATCGCAGCGGAAAGAGGCCCCTTCATTTTTACACCAATTAATTGTAATAATTTTTTTACACTACTACGTTGCCTAGCTGTTACGAAGAAATTTTCATTAGCTAACATGTCTGCTTTCATTGACATTACAGATCCCATATAAGCTATCAACTCTATAAACATCATACCTATATCTGATTCAACAAAATAATTATACTCTGTAGGATAGACAGCTTTAATATATTTAATTAACGAATTTCTTAAAGAAATAAAATCCGTCGCCGCGAAATCAATCAACGAAGGCCGCTTCATCACCGGAATGCTCGCTAATTTCATAAAATCTGAACTTATTGTCCCAGAAAAATTCATTTAATTACCACCTGTACATCAAATACTGCTAAATCTGTATCGGTCATTTCCACCAATAATGTAACTTTTAAAGAGTTCCCCCCCGCAGGCCCTATATCTCCATAGGGTATCACCGAGAGTTTCTTCACTACTCCCCCCATAATATATTTATCAAAAGAATATAATATCTCCCTTTTTATAGATTCAAAAGTTGCTTCATCTAAGGGCTGAAATAAATATTTTCTTAAATTACATCCAAAGTTAGGAAGCATTATTCTTTCGCCTCGTTCGGTTTTTAATAATTGCTTTATTGCACCTCGAATTAATTCCTTGCCACTCTCCCTATTAAAAAAACTTCCCTTAATCTTTTCTCTCCCTATAGGAAAGGTTACTCCTAAGTATGAACCCTTTAACTCCGCAATACTCCTATCAGTAGGTGCAAAATAAGTGGTGCCAAATGTATTTACTATTTGATTCGTTGCCATTTAAGAGAGAGGATCCTTTCTTTGATCTAGATACTGGTTGAGAGAGTCTAATAGAGTGTAGTATATCCTAGCTAACCTCCAATAATAATCATCCTCATTTGTTTGTGTTGCTTGATCCAATAAGTATGTTAGCATATCTTTAGCCCCTGCACCAGCACCCGCAGTATCTGCGGCTAGATCTCTATATTGAAATAATAAGTTATCAAGTTCATAGGGGTCTGCGTCTGTACCATCTCCCTGTCTTAGGTGATATAATTCATCAAACCCTGACAAATTATATAGATAACCACTTGTAGATCTAATCAGTTTCCAGGACCCAGCACTCACCTCTGGAACACTGCTATAGATTGCAGTAGAATCCGCGCCTGAAACTGCAAAATGCCCAAGTTTGTATGCATTAGCACTTACTGTAAGGGCGCGTCTACGCTCATAAGGTATAGTGGGGTTGCCCGAGCCTCCATAAGCACCTGTTGTTTCTAATCCTTCGGGGGTTCCATCATACTTCCCTATCTTCCCAGTCCAAGTACCCATTCCTTCAATATTAATAGCTCCATCTACCTCCATCACGCTAGTCCCAGACGCAGTAGAGTTTCCTTGGGGGGAAAAGAACTCGGAAAAAGAGAAATTCTTTTTAGGAGTAGGTCCTCCGCTTAAGATTGGTAAGAATGAAATACCCTCATATCGTTGAGGCTTGGCCGCAGTATTGGAAATTAATGATTTATTTACACCAACAATCTCAGCAATCGTAGCATATAAATCAATTCCATCAATAAAAGCGTTTGATATAGTATTTTTATTTGTTATCATTGTGGAACTTACAATGAAAGGAACTATTGTACCTCTCTCATATACTGATGTCTTAAATCCCCCAGGTCCATTATCGTTCCCACCATGCCTAGTTCCACTTAGATAAGTTATACCACCATTATCAAGCCATTTCGTGTAAACAGGACCTAATCCACTAGTTACCCCAGCTAATCCATTAGCATAAGTATTCATAGACTCCATAATATTTTTATCAGCCCCATTATCACCCATAAATATAAATATAGTGCGATCTCGTCTGACAGGATCAATAGAAGAGAGGAACGCACTCACCATATAGTCTATATTCTCTACTTGTGCAGTAGAGTTCATCCACGACCCACTAGCAGCAATAGCACCCACATGAGGACCTGGATCATTTCCAGCATCTGCGATCACATCCATTGAATGCTGTGTATTATTAGTACTGTAGAACCCATCCCAGTTGTGTATCATTCCACTAGGAGGAAATGTTTGAGGTGAGTGCGGAGCATTCATAGGAACATATAAAAAGAACGGTTCTCTCATAGTGTTAAACAAACTACTGGCATCAGCAGCCGCTTGGAAAGTAGCAAATGAACTTGCATCCCCAGGTCCATCATGTAATTCATAGAGAGAATCAGCTTCAGCGAGAGGCTCCTGAAGATAAGGTATATGTCCCGCAGCCGTAGTCTTCTTACTATCTATGAATTTAGTATATCCTGAATCAGAAACTGTGGTCACTACTCCATCCCTATTCACAAAATAGTTAACATATCCCATATCCTTATCAGAAACAGATAATGAGTCCCAATAATCTTCATTAGAGAAATTACCCGTATAATTATTGTGACC